AAGAGGAAAAGCAATTTCGCTGTGATTTAACCATGGACCTTGAGGAGTATTTGAAAATGGAAGACCAAAAGAAGCAAGCTAAAGCGACGATTATGTGGGCGTCCGGCAGGAAAGAAGAAGTTATCGGCAAAGTTCGCGCTGACGGTTCGCCGTACGAGCTTTTTAAAAAACGCATCGCTCAATACCGGAAATGCCCGACTGTAAAAAGCGCAGAGATAACAGTCGAGACAATATGACCCCCAGAACCTCCCGCGCACAATTAGCAAAGAACGGCTCCAAGGGCTTCACGCACGGCATGGAAAGCCTTGATACAGGCCCATGGAGAGAAGAGGCATTCAGGCGGGAAGATGGTGTTCTGCAATGCCCTGTACGAGCGGCGAGGGGGTATGGGTGGGGTGAAACATTCGCGGTGAACGAGATGGTGAGCGTTCATGCGGTTCGGGGAGTGGTGCTGTCATGAAGTTAGAAACAATCCTCATCATATTCGCGGTCTTGTACATGGGCATTTTCTCCGGCTTCGCCATGCGCGACCAGCTTTATCAAGATGCAATCGTTACTGCCTTCAACTACGGGCGGGAAAGCGTGCTGGTCGAGATTATTGACGAAGAGATCATCGAAATTGCTTCAATCGAAGGTGAGAAGAAATGAAAAAGTTTCACGTGAAACATGAGGGGGTGGCTGGTGGCTGACTGGTATCCGTGGTATCCGGCGCTTTATGAATCCGACACGATGCACCTGACGCTTGAGCAGGATGCAATCTATCGTCGCCTGATCGACCACTACATGAAAACGCGCCTTCCTCTCCCTGATTCAGACGTTGCTTTGGCCAGAATTGCGGGCGCGGATTTGGCATGCTTCGAGTATGCATCAAGCATAGTCCGGGCATTCTTCAAGCATAAAAACGGCAAACTTTTTCACAAATTTTGTGACGAACAACTCGATATTCAGGACAAAAGGGCCAAAAATCGCAGCGAAATCTCAAAACGTGCAGCAGCGAAGCGATGGAAAGAAAATAAACCAGATCAACAAGATGAATGCATTGAGCATGCCAGCAACGATGCCACGCAGGATGCCACAGGACAAGACAAGACAGTACAAGACAAAGAAAGTAAACCCCCTGTATCCCCCTTGCAGGGGGACGCGCATCCCGAAGTTTTTGAAAACGAAAATTTAAAACCGCCAAAGTCTCCGAGAAGGACTCGCGGTGAACGACTGGAAGTTTTCATGGCTAGAGAATTTCCAGACAACCCCGCAGCCTGTCCGCAGGCATGGGGTGAAGCCGCCGTGAAGGCGGCGACCGAGTACCGGCCAACCACAAACACCGATTTTACGAAGATCGTAAATTGGCATTTCGACAAGTTTTTCAACCATTTTACGTCAAGCTCGAAAGCGAACGCCTCCAAAAGCGATTGGCAAAAAGCATGGCAAAACTGGTGGAAGACGGAATTTGAACGCATAGCAAAACAGGAGGAGCGAGATGAGTTTTACGCACAACGCAGAGCCTAATTTCACGGGCAAAGCGGTCATGAAAAAATGGTCTGAATGGAAGCTGGATGGCCGCGATTGGCAAAGCTATCTGCGGTATTTGAAATCGAACAACGCGCTTTCAAAGAACTTCGTGATGAACGACAACGGCAATTTCCAGCTTCGCGAAGGCTATAACCCGCCATGGGAAATGAAGGATTTCAAGTGAAGGAGCGTGAATGATGAATTTTACGTTAACTATAAAACTGGACGATGAAACTTTGAAAGTTTTAAGCAGGCTTCTTCAAGTTTCTGTGATCCCAAAGGCTGCTGAGACAACCGTAAGAGTTTCGGGGCGAACATTTAATATTATGAGAATGCTCGGCATAAAATACTGGGAGCAGCTTGAGCATATTGAGGAATCAGAGTTATTGCGTATTCCTAATATGGGCAGAAAATCATTAAATGAGCTTAGAGAAGCGATGGGCAATATTGGATTAACTTTGTCAGCAAAACCAACAAAAAGGCAGGACATGCCTTTGGTTAATGGCTCCACATGGGAAATTGATTACCCAAAGTTTTTTGAGCAAGTAGAGGGACAAACTATTATTCTTGGGCCGATTTCATCATGACCCGTGGATGCCTCTCCCCGCACCCCCGAAAGGAAAAACACCTTGAGCAACCGCATGATAAACAATCAGAAACGGGAGAAGAGATGAAAATGCCGAGGGATTTAAACGAAAACGAAATTGAGTGGCAATTCACCGAGGCCCAAAAAGGCAAGGACAGAGTTGTCCGCAGCGTCAGCATGAGGCGCTCAAGGGCGAGGCTGGATTCAATGCTCACGCCTACCATGCGGGATGCATCCAGGGAGATTGATAAAGCTTACGAGGATAGGGCTAAGGGGCTTGGCTACGCCCTGCTTGGGGCAAGCGGCGCTCAAGGCGGGGGAGGGTTAAGCTTGACCGAAGAGATGATTGAGGAAATCTGCCGCAGGATTGCACGCCTGAGCCATTGGGAAAGGCAATGCTCCCGCTTATTGCGAAATGCCGTTTACGCGCTAAACCAGACCGAGCACACCGCAACGACATACGCGAAATTAACAAACCAGACCACCATGGAAGTCACGCTCTGGTACAGGGAAGGGCTTAGGGTTTATTGCAAGCTGCGGGGGTGGGACTAAAAAAATGTTTGACAGCAAAAAGACAAACGGGTAAATTTGTCATGATCCCGTCTTTACGGGACCGCACCCACCCGCCTCCCCCCGAGAGCGGGTTTTTTGTTGTCCGATTTCCTTCTTGGCCATCCATCGCCCCGGCCTGCTTGGTCCCCTGAGCAGCCGGGGTTTTGTTTTTCAACCCTATCGGAACAGTCCCGTTCCGTTGTGACGTCACCTACGCTTACTAAAATTTAACAACTTACTTTTCAGCCCGTGAGAGTTTTGGGCGAGGAGAAATTATGGGATTCAAAATAAAACCTTCTAATTGGGGCTCAAAGTATTCTTACTTTCTTGTTTCATACGACGAGAAAGGCAACCCGGAGGCTTTTGCTAACCACTCTCACATGCACGACGTGACAGGCTTGTACTTGTCGTTTCCTGATGGGGGTTTTTAATGGCACGAAAACACCCCAACATCGGCGGCAAGCGTGATGGCGCAGGCAGGCCACCCGGTGCAGGCAATGAAGCAATCAAGCCGCTCCGTGAGGCAATCATGGAAGCGGCGAAGAATGTCGGTCGCGACGGCAAAGGCAAGGATGGTCTTGTCGGGTATCTGGTCATGCTGGCCAAGGATGAGCCGAAAGCTTTTGCTGGTTTGCTTGGCAGAGTCATTCCCATGCAGGTCACAGGAGAAGACGGCGGCGATATTAAAATAACCGTTACCAAAGTGGTACACAGTGCCCGAAATAACGGTTAGGTACGAGACAGCCGACTGGGCGCAGGCGCTTGATCCGAAATACCGCTATATATTCATCAAAGGCGGGCGCTCGTCGGGTAAATCGCACGAAGTAGCTAATTATCTGGTTGATCGCTCATTCTCGGAAGCCGGGCTTAAAATCGTCGGCTTGCGGGAGATTCAGAAATCCATTGATAAATCCTCGAAAAGCCTTGTTGACGACAAGATAAAAAAACTCGGCCTTGAGCCGTATTACAAATCAGTCCAGAGCGAGATCAGAAAAACCGCTTTTGGCGATAGTGGGCTGTTTTACTTTCAGGGCATGAACGACCTGACAGCGGATAACATTAAATCGCTTGAAGGCTTTAAAATCGCATGGTTTGAAGAGGCGCAGAACTGTACGAGAAACACGCTTAAAATCTTACGTCCGACTATCCGCGAAGCTGACTCGCAAATCATATTCACCTGGAACCCTAAATTTCCAGAGGATGCGGTTGAAGAGTTCTGCAATGACATGCGGGGCGAGCCGGACTGCCTGTTTATCCATGTAAATTACACGAACAACCCGTTTATTACTGACGTTGTCCGGCGCGAAGTTGAAATCGACCAGAAGAAAAACCCTGAAGATTTTAACCATGTCTGGTTAGGCGATTACGATACGTCATTCCATGGCCATTACTACGCCAAGCTTTTAGAGGACGCCAAGGAAGATGGCAGGATTACCGATGTGCCGCGCAAGACGGGCGTGGATATCATCACCGCGTGGGATTTGGGCCGGGCGGATTCAACCGCGATATGGGTTGCCCAAGTTGTTGGGCTTCAGGTTCGCATAATTGATTACATGCAGGGCAACTTCAAAGAGCTGGATGAGTATTCAGACTGGATCAAGGCCAACGACTACAACGGAAAGCACTTTCTTCCGCATGATGGGGCGCATGAGCGCCTTGGGATGAAGGGCTCTATCAGTTCGCAGCTTCGTGGCATGGGATTGAGCCACGTTCAGGTTATGGGGGCTATGAACAAAGAGGCCGGGATTAAGCTGGCCAAGTCCTTAATCAAGGAAGCCTATATCGACAAGACGAAATGTAAGGACGGCCTGCAGGTCTTGAGGCACGAGAAAGCCGAGAAAGATGAAAAGACCGGCAGATGGAAAGAAATTCACGAATTAGACGGGGCGGCAGCGTTCAGGTATCTCGCGCAGGCGCTTGAGAGCAATCCTAAGACAGCCAAGCCAAAACCTCTGCCCCTGATACGGGCCAATCATTCATTCATGGGAGCTTAATTTGAGCAAATTATCGGGCACGGGCGCGATGTCCGAAGAAGAGGCTCTTGAAGCCTTGGAAAAAGCACAGAAGAAGAAATAATGGCCAAAGACATCATCAAAACCGCGCAGGAATTATACAAGCGCGATAAAGACGCATGGGCGGAAATCTACCGAAAGGGCAAAGAGGATTTAAAATTTCTATCCGATGCCGATTATGCCCAATGGGACGAAACCGACGCGAAAGCCAGAACTGACGCAGGCCGTCCGGCAATCACGGTTGACCAGCTAGGCCAGTTTGTTCACCAGGTCGCCAATGACGTGAAGATGAACACGCCGACGATCAATGTCATCCCCTCCGATGAGGCCGGGACAGTTGAAACAGCGGCTTTCTACAAGGGTAAGATCAAGGATATTGAATACCGCTCAGGAGCAGACGAGGCCTACGATACGGCGGTACTCAGCTCTATCAAGGGCTCAATCGGTTTTATCCGCGTTGACCATGATTATGCCGACGATGTTAAGAATATTCAGGAATTGTTCATCAAGCGCGTGGTCAATCCCTTCACTATAACGATTGACTGCAACTCGACCGAGATCGACGGCTCCGACGCCATGCACGGTCATATCATCGAGCGGATGACGGTTGATAAGTTCAAGAAGCGTTTCCCGAAAAAAGAACCCGTCAGCTTTGAAGACGAAAAGGGCAAGACCCTCACCAAGGGCGAAGATGAAATTGCCATATGCGAGTTTTACCAGATCGAAGAAGAGGCCCGTGACGTTGGCTATCTTGACGGGAACGAGCCGGAAGATATTCAGGACGGCGTAGAATACAAAGCCACGCGCACGCTGAAAAAGCGCAAGGTTATGAGGTACACGTTATCGGGCGACGGTATTCTGGAGAGAACCACTTTCCCCGGTAAATATATTCCGCTTGTCCCGGTTTACGGTGAGGAGGCATGGGAGGACGGAAAGCGCCAGATTCACAGCCTGATCCGCAAATCCAAGGGCGCGCAAAGGCTGTTTAACTTCCAGCTCTCGAATGAAACCGAAGCTTTGATGAAGCAGCCGGAAGCGCCGTTTATCGCAGCCGCCGGGTCTATCGAGAATTATCTGGAAGACTGGCAGAACCCCAAGAAGGCGTCCGTTCTTCGCTGGGACCATGAAATAGACGGCAGGCCAGTTCCTTCACCCCAGCGCTTAATGCCCCCGCAAATCTCCCAAGGATTTATGCAGGCGAGAGCGACAAGCATCGACCTGATTAAGGGCTCGATGGGGATTTATAACGCTTCTCTTGGTGAGCGTTCAAACGAGACTTCCGGCGTTGCGATCAACCAGCGCAAGGTTGAGGGTGATGTTGCGACATTCCACTTTGGCGATAACCTGATTAAATCCATCACGCATGTAGGCAGAATTCTTGTCTGCGCTATCCCTGAGATTTACGACACGCCCCGCTTGGTTCGAATCGTTTCCGATGAGGACGAGCCGAAGACAGTCGGTATTAACGGGATGCTGGCCGAAGGGCAGGAGCAGAGCCTCGATGTCACGCAAGGCAAGTACGATGTGAGGGTTGTAACGGGGGCTTCTTTCACGACCCAAAGGCAGGAAACAGTTGCAGCACTAACGCAGATGTTCTCGGCCAATCCAGAGCTTATGCCGGTATTCGGGGATATTTTCTTCAAGAACTCCGACTTTGCGGGCTCTCAAGCCATGGCGAAGCGGGCTGAAAAGCTGGTCCCGCCAAACCTGAAAGACGATGCGGACGAAGATCAGGAAAAAATACAGCTTCAGCAAGCTTTGGAGCAGGCGCAGCAGGAAATTCAGGGTATGGCCGAGCAACTCAAGGCCAGACAGGAAAACGAGCAGCTTAAAGCGCAAGTCGAAACTATCAAGGCGAATTCCGAGCTTGAGCGGGCAAAGATCGACGCCGCCGTGAAAATGGAAGAACTCAAGATCAAACAACAGGAATTGGTTTTAAAACAACAGGAAAACCAGCTCAGAGCCATGGAAATTGAGGCCCGCCGCCAAGAGGCGATGAAGCCCCCAGAGGTTCCGCAATCAGGCGGTTCGATTAACTAGGAGAATTTATGAGTGTAGAAAATCAGGCGGGCAGCGATGCCGCGCCATCGGAAAGCGTTGTCCAGACGGAAGCGCCAATTGAAAGCCCTCAAGAGGGGGTAAATGATGCGGCTCAGGAAAAGCAAAAGACGGGAAACCCGAAAATTGACGATCCATGGCCGGAATCAGCAAGGAACAAGGTCAATCGCTTAAATAAGCAGCTGGCCGAAAGAAGCGCGCGCGAAAGGGATCTGGCTAAAAAATTAGCTAATTACGAAGCGGCGCAGGAAAAGGCGACCAGGGAAACCGGTGCGCCGAAACAGCCTCATGTCGATGATTACGATAATTTCGGAGATTATCTTGAGGCGGTGGCGAAATTTAGGCCGCAGGAAAGACCGCAAGAAACGGTGGATCCTAAAAAACTTGAAGAGCAAGCCTACGCAACCGCAAAAGAAACTGTTCATTACGAACAGCGGGTAAACCACGTCGCACAACAAGCACAGAAGGCAATGGCTGAATCGCCGGAGCTTCAGCAACTGTTCGCGGACAATGAGGACATTCTGGACTTATATCCGCCGCAGATTGAGAAAGTGTTTCTTGATGCAGACAACGCGCCCGCAGCTTTTTATGCACTCGCGAAAGAAGGCAAGCTCGATCTACTGGCGCAAATGAATCCCACGCAGGCCGCTTATACAATCGCTCAAGCGCAAATACGCGGTGAGCAGATGATGAAAGCAGCGAAGGTTTCAAAAGCGCCGCCACCCATTCAGGGAGCGAAGGGGGCCTCTTCAGGAGGAAAAGACCCTAATTCCATGAGCGGGAAAGAGCTTCGTAAAAAATACGGAGTTTAGTTCCAACCCCTAACAACCCAAGGCCCCATTCCGGGGCCTTTTTTAATGGAGAAATACAATGGCTGATACAATTCAGACAATCAAAAGTAACGCAAAGAAGCTGGCGAAAATGGCGGCTTCTGAACTTGCAGACAACGTGCAGTTTTTTAAATCTGCGCGCAAATTCCCGGCAAGCGAATTTAAACCTGACGGCGGTGGTCACTCCCCCGGCGACACGGTAAGCGTTCGCATTCCGTCTAATTATGCAGTAGGCACGACTTCGTTCGACCTGACTTCCGCCCTGCAGGATATCAAGGAAAGATCGGTTGATCTGCCTCTTGATATTATCGGGACGGTCGGCTTTGACCTCGACTCTCAGCAACTCGCCCATGACGTAAATCTTGGTGATGTTTATGACCGCTTTGTAAAAGGCGTCGTTCTGGACATCGCTGCGAGCGTTGAGTCGCAAATGTTGCAAAAAGCCACGCAGAACACGGCAAACCTTGTTGGAACGGCAGGATCAACGGCTTATACGACCGCTGAAATCTTGGCCGCTAAAACAAAGATGAGCCAGTTCCTTTGCCCGAAAGACAAGCAAAGATTCCTGCTTGGCGATGCGTCTGCGATGGCTCAGGCGGTCGATCAACGCAAGGGCTTCTTCCAATCGTCCGAGCGCATCAAGGAACAGTACGAGCAGGGCTTTATCGGCATTGCTGACGGCTTTACCTGGATGGAAAACGAGCTTCTGTACAGCCACACAAACGGCAACGATGTTGCGGCGACGGTTGAAACCGGCGTTGTCACTATCGCAACCGGGATGTCAACGCTTGGCTTGGCTGATGTTACGGCGAACACAGGAACAGTAACGAAAGGCTCTGTCTTTACGATTGCTGATGTGTATTCCGTACACCCGCAAACGAAAGTCAGCACCGGCGTTCTGAAGCAATTCGTTCATACCGGAGCAACGCAGACAGCGGACGCTTCGGGCTTTGTAACTCTTACGCTTGATGAGCCGATTTACTCTTCGGCTTCAGGCTCGTTGCAAAACGTGTCCGCGCTTCCCGCTGACGAGGCTGCTGTTACGTTCGTCGGCGCTGCCTCGACAACGTACAAGCAAAGCCTTGCCTTCCACAAAGAAGCATTCCGCGTTTGCTCCGTTCCGCTTGTTCTGCCCAACAACGCAGAATTTGCTGAACAGGCGACCGAGGACGGCGTGACTGTAGCAATCGTCCGCGACTTTGACGTTTTGACCCGCAAAATGATCACACGGGTTGACTTCCTCGGTGGTTTGGCTCCGGTGCGTCCGCGCTGGGCTTGCCGCATTACGTCCTAATCAATCGGGGAGGCTTAGCGGCCTCCCCTTCACTTTTTCAGGAGAATTATAATGTCAAAGAATCATATTACAGCCGTGGGCGCGCTTACGGATGACACAAAGTTAAAAATTAACCAAGCCCTTGGTGATGTTTCAAAGAGCACGACTGAATTTGATGTGGACTCTGGAACTTCAGGCACAACATTAACCAATGTTGATGGCTTATTGTCCGAAGTTCTTCAACCCGGCACATACAAAGTTGAGATCGACCTTAGTCTGACCTCAACAGCGAACTCTGGCTTAAAAGTTGGCCTGAAATTCGGGACAGCAGCCATGTTGGCATCCATTGATGTTACTTCCAAAGCGTTCACTGCTTCAGCGGTCGGCGTTGCACGGGCAACTACGGCAACTGATGCAGCATCAATCCAAGCTTCAACAGCAGCCATTATCAAGTGCGAAATCACTGGTCATCTGGTTGTTTCCAAGGCCGGGACATTACAACTGCAAGCCGCTCAAAACGCATCTCACGCCGACAACACAACGATCTATGTCGGATCAACGATGAAATTCACAAAAATCCCGACCTAAGAAAACCCAAGGAGAAAATGCAATGGCAAGACCTAAAAAAGTAGTGGCAGAAATTGCTGCGCCAGCGCAAGAAGTGGCAGAAATTCAACCTGTCGCAGCAAAAGCCTTCGTTCGAAAAGATGGTCGCATACCTCTTGAAAAAGACGGCGGCTTTAAATTCGTCAAAAGCCTGAAGCAGATCGCCCTGCTTGAGGCCGAAGGCTGGAAGCGCGTCTAAATGGCAACCGGGCTGGACCTTGTAAAATCCTCAATGCGGAAGATCGGGGCGATCACGAAGAACGAAACGCCTTCCGCAGATGAGTCCAACGATGGCATTGAGATTATCAATCAAATGCTTTCGTCATGGTCGAATTTTGCCTCCAATGTATATGCCCGGACGCTTGAGAACTTCACGCTAACAGGCGGCGATGGTGAGTACACAATAGGAACGGGTGCAAATTTCAATACAACCCGGCCTATAAAGATCATTGCCGCCTATATCCGTTTGTCGAATATCGACCATCCAGTCGAGATCGTAACGGATGAGGATTTTGCGGGAATTTCCATGAAGTCCCAAACGGGCAGACCGGAAGTTCTGAATTTCGACAACGGCTTTGCCAGCGGGACAATCAAGCTCTGGCCTGCGCCGGATCAGGCTTACACGCTTTATATTCTGTCCGAAAAACCCCTTGGCAGCGTAACGCTTGCCGGGACGGTTTCATTTCCTCCGGGGTGGGAGCTGGCGATTATCTCAAACGCGGCGGTTCTCATGGCTCCGGAATACGGCCAGCCTGTCACGGCTGATCTTGCCGAACTTGCAAGGCAATCAAAGGCCTCGATCAAGAGCGCAATATTCAGGAATCGTCCCGTTGACGTTCCTCGCAATGTTGGCAATTCGGGGAACATATTCTCGGGCTGGTGTTAAATGAAGATCGGCCTCGTTGGTCCCAGCTACGAACAACGCTCCCTGCCTTTCGACGCACAAAGAACGATTAATCTATTCCCGGTCTTTGACGAGCAGGGCAAAGAGGTTGCTGCTTTATACGGAACGCCGGGATTAACTTTATTCGCCACCGCCGGGAACGGCCCCATAAGGGATGGTTTCAAGTCCACGAACGGGCGCGCATTTTTCGTCTCTGGGAACACACTTTACGAACTGGATTCAGCGGGAGCCGAAACATCAAGGGGAACGCTGAACACATCCTCGGGCAACCTGACCTTTGATGAGAATTCCACGCAGCTCATAATCTGCGACGGTGAAGACGGCTATATTTTAACTTACTCGACCAATGTTTTCGCTGCGATTTCTGACAGCGATTTTCCTTCCGCTGGAACTGTTACTTACATTGATGGCTATTTTATCGTTAATGAGAATGATACGCACAGATTTTGGATTTCTGACTCTACTGATGGCACATCATGGCAGGCTCTTGAGTTCGCAAGTGCGGAAGCAAGCCCTGACAGGCTGCTAAGGGTCGTTCGCGCTGTTGGTACTTTATGGCTGTTTGGCTCAAAAACGATTGAGCCATGGTCGCATACCGGGGACCAGGCATTTCCGTTCCAGCCCTTCAAGGGTGTAGTTATTCCTGTGGGGATCATGGCCCCGCATACGGCGATTGAGCTTGGCGATTCAGTTTATTGGGTTGGCTCTAATGATAACGGCGATGGAATAGTTTACCGCGCCAAGGGTTTTAGAGCAGAGAGAATTTCGACAGAGGCCATTGAGCTTGCAATAGGCCGGGCCACGGACAAAGAGGGAATGAAATCCTTCGCCTATCAGAAGGACGGGCATGATTTTCTGGTGATTACGGATGGCGGCCTTGAGACTTCACTCGTTTATGACCTGACGACAAATTTATGGCACGAGCGGGCTTATCTGAATGCACAAGGTGAATTCGAGCAGCACCTTGCCTCCTGCTGCATATTCGCTTTTGACTTTCATCTCGTAGGCGACCGCCGAAACGGGAATATTTATAAGCTCGACATGGAAGTTTATTCCGATGCGGGCGATGAAATAAAATCACGAAGGATATTCACCCATCTTTCGAATGAGGGCGAGCAGGTCAGGTACAATTCTCTTGAGCTTGGTTTTGAGACGGGGGTTGGCCTGCAATCAGGGCAAGGCTCTGATCCAGTGGCAACAGTTTATTTTTCTAAGGACGGCGGCAGGACATACGGCAACGGCCACACGGTTTCAATCGGGGCTGTAGGGGAATACAACAAAAAGGTTGCCGTTCGCAGAATAGGAATTGCCGAACAGTTGACCATCATGCTCGACATTACAGACCCGGTTAAGCGGGCGATTGTCGGAAGCTATCTGAAATGACTATAACCCCGCCGCCTCTTTACGACCCGATTACAGATAAAGAAGGCTATCCGCCGAAATCATGGATGGAATGGCTGACAGCGGTTTATGACGGGGATGTCGGGGATACATGGACGCCCGCTTTTACGAATTTAACGACGGTCGGATCTCCGACGATCACGGGCAGATATTACAGGATCCTGAGAAGGCTTTGTTACTTCTCGGTTCTGATAGTGCCCGGCACGAATACAAGCGCGGTTGCAGGATCGACGTACATCAATAACTTTCCTCTAACCTTTACCGGCGACGGTCCATGTTTCGCGGTCACAGGATTATTGGGAGACGGACCCGGTCATATCGTGGCGTCGAATAATCGCATATACACGCCCCCGTGGACGACGGTAACGGTTCCTTTGACCGTCATAGGCATTGGCGAAGTGCAATCTTGATTGAGTTTTCTTTTGTCCCGGTCAATGAGGTCTGCGGGGAAATCGCCCCGAATGTTGCGAGGCATTCAAGGGAGGCTGAAGGCAACGAGGCGAACGTAAACATCGATTGGGAGGCCTACATATCATCCGGCCTTACGGGCTTATGTTGGGCGGTGACGGCAAGAGACAGCGGCAAATTAATAGGCTACGCGATTTATACGATTGCGAATAACCCGAGATTTAAACACATCATCGAGGCGACGAGCGACGGTATCTTTTTAGAAAAAGAATATCGCGGCAAGGTCGCACTTCAAAAAAAAGCAGCCGAAATCCTAAAGGGCGTCGGCGTGCATGAAATCAATTACATCCTTCGTGAAAACAGCAAATTCGGGAAAGTCCTCGAAAGGGACGGCTATTCCCCGAATTACAAAATCTGGAGCTTAAAAATATGAGCAAGTCGATCAAGAAAATTGCAAGCGTTGCCCTCCCAATCGCCGGGACATTTTTAGCGCCCGGAATCGGGACCGCGCTTGGATCAACGCTTTCTTCTGCCGCGCTTGCTGGTATTGGCGGCGCAATCGGCGGAGCCGGAGGCGGGGTTATCAGCGGCGGCGGCTTGAAGGGTGCTCTGCTCGGTGCTGGTCTGGGTGGTGCGGGGGGCTATATTTCCGGCGGGGGAAGTATTCCGGGCATTGGCTCTATCGGCGGCAGGCTCGGGGCCGGGGGGATGGGCCCGCCTACTCCGGGTACGGGTATTTTAGGCTCACTTTCCAAAGGGGCGTCCGGACTAAACAAAGCATTGAGCGGCGCTGGAAGCGGCGGCGGCCTCTCCCTTGGAAATGCAGGGACGGTATTAAGCGGCATCAATTCATATATGACGCAAGACGATCTTGAGGAGCAGCTTCTTCAAGCGCAAGGCAGATCCGAGGCCGCTTTGCAGCCCTTCTATAATTCAGGCTTAAATGCAAATAACCAGCTTAGCGAAAGACTGAGTGCAGGATTTAATCCAGGCGATCTTCAAAATGACCCGGGCTATCAATTCAGACTTGCTGAGGGTGAAAAAGGTTTAACCCGCGCATTGTCAGCCGCGGGCATGAGGGAGTCGGGTGCGGCTGTAAAAGCCGGAATGGAATTCAATCAAGGGCTGGCCGACCAAGAATATAATGACGCCTTCGGTCGATGGAATTCCCAAAACCAGCAATTGGCCGGACAGTCAGGGCAGGGCTATCTGGCGGCGGGTGGTATGGGCGATATTTACACCGATCAGGGCAATATCGGAGCGAATGCAGATGTTGCGCGGAATAATATTCTAGCCGGCACTTTATCAAAGGTTCTGAGCGGTTCGGGCGCAAAACGTATCCTCTACATCGACGCAAACGGCAAGCCCGTTTATGACATGGAAGAGGCGGGCGCTTAATGTTCGCTGAAGCTTTAAAACGCGCTCAAGGGTTACAGATGCCGCAAATGCAAGGCTTCTCGCAGATGATGCCGTTTCAACAAATGCAATCGCCGCAAATGGATATGTTCGGACAGTCGAATAATTCAGGTGCACTTGCTCAAGCTTTAAGAGGTATGCAATGGCCACGCCGGATTTAAGTGTATTTGATCGCATCAGGACCAAAGCGGATTATGACCGTGAGGCTGAAGAATTTGAATTGAAGCGCCTTGCTCTCACACAGGCGAAAGCCGGGAATCTTCCTGCTGCTTTGCAAATTGCAGACAGGATCAAAAATTTACGAGCGCAAAAAGCTGCTGGCAATACCAATGCAGATCAGGAAATCTCGGACATTATGGATGTCCAGAAGGTCTATAAATACGAACCGGGCGTTTACAATCAGGGCGGTTATGTTCAGGCCATGCCGGGCTATGCAGACGCAATCTCTGGAATTGAAGGCGCGAAATCCGGCTCTAAGCAGCAGGCGCAAAAAGATGTGGATTTAGAGATGAACCCGCAAATTGCACGCGGCGAGTCAGACCAAAGAAACATCTCAGAAACGAATTACGCAGCCGGGATAGCGCAAAATACAGCTACCGGGAGAATGGCTGGCGAAAATCAGGGAAATATCAACAAAAGGGCAGTTCAGTCGCAGGATAATATTTCCGTCATACAGGAGATAAGGGCTCCAGATGAAACGGGTCGTACTCTTCTGGATAAAGCAACTGGAAGCACCATTGGAGCGGGCGTTGCAGGCGGTAAGCAGTTTTTCGGACACAGCGACGAATCCACGCAGGCTAATGCTGAACTGACGGTTTACGCCGGGAAGCTTTTAAATAACGTTCCGCGCATGGAAGGCCCGCAATCGGATGCCGATTTAAAGTCTTACAAAGAACAAGCTGGCAAAATTGGCGACCCCAGAATACCGGCAAAAGATAAAGAGGCCGCTCTTAGGGCAATTCAAAGCTTGAGCGAAAAATACGCCGCACAGAATACTTCGAACGTCGGCGTTACGCAGCCTCCCGCTCTCGACCCCCGCAAGATCCCTATGAATGCGGTCAGAGAATTAAAAGCCGATCCTTCGGGCGCAGCGGAATTTGACGCTGTATTCGGAGAAGGCGCGGCAAGGATGGTGCTGGGTGGCCAATAGGTTCGAGAAATATAAG